CACTCTAACCTATTTGGTAGCGCAACTATCGATACGGTTAGGGGTCGCGCCTCAAGCGATACTCGACTTAGATGCCGAGATGTTTAAGATGTTAGTAAAAGTATTAAATGAGCAAGCGGAGGAGTCTAAAAATGTCAGTAAAACTAGACGGCGTTAAAGAGACTCTACGCGCTATCCGTAAAATAGATCCCGAGCTATTAAAAGAGATGAATAAAGAGATTAAGGGCGTAATGATCCCTATACGCGATAAGGCTCGAGGTTATGCGCCTACCGCTGCGCCGGGTGGCCTTTATAATTGGGATGAGGGTGCCTACACTAAAAAGATAACGGCCCGTAATTCTGCCTTTCGTACCTTTAATAGCGAGGGCCGTTTACGCCGTTTTCCTCTATATCAAGCCGAGGTAGCTCGTAAAGGTATTTATTACACCGCAGCGCCAAGTAAGCGAAACCGTAACGGATGGAGCTCTCGATATATCGTAGCTAACGCCTCAGCTAGTGGCGCGATCTATGAAACGGCCGGACGTAAAAACCCGGGCGGAGATCCTAAGAGCCGCTCTAATAACCCCGGAGCCGGTGCAAACTTTATTAGCCGGATGGGCCCTCTTTACGGCGATGGTGCAAGTCGTGGCCGTATGATTTTTAGAGCGTGGGCCGAGGATCAGGGTAAAGCGCAAGCCGCCGTAGTAAAGGCTATCCAAAATACTATCGCCGGCTTTAATCAAGGCCGTTACGGCAAGGCTGCATAATGGCCAAGTTACCCGATTTATATGTAAATGCCGTTACTACTTTCGACGGTAAAGCCTTAACTAAAGGCCAAAAACAAATCGCAGGTTTTGAGAAAAATGTAAAAAATTTAGCTAAGGCTTTTGGTCTTACCTTTAGTGCTGCGGCTTTAGCACAATACGGTAAAAATGCGGTTAAGGCTTTTGCCGCTGAGGATGCTCAAGTCAAGCAATTAACTCAGAGCCTAAAAAATTTAGGTTTAAGTTTTGCTACACAAGACGTAAAACAATACTTAGACGTGCTCGAGCAGGCGACAGGGGTAAATAAAGATCAGCTCCAACCTGCGCTACAAAAGATTTTGCAGACTACCGGCGATATTGCTAAGTCCCAAGAGATTTTAGCTTTAGCTTTAGATACCTCGGCCGGCAGCGGTCAGGATCTAGCAAGCGTTAGCCAAGTATTAGCTCAGGCATATGTAGGTAATAATCGAGGGCTACGTACTCTTAATATCGGTCTTACTCAAGCCGAGATAAAAACCGCTAATTTTGCAGACATACAAGAAAAACTACTTAAGATTTTTGGCGGTCAGGCAGCGGTAGCGGCCGATACCTATACAGGTAAATTAAATAAATTAACTATCGCGGCTGAAAATGCAAGCGAGGAGATCGGTCGCGGTTTGATCGGAGCCCTTGAGGGCTTAGCCGGGGCAGATGGCAATTTAGATCCGCTCATCGACAAGATGAATAAACTCAGCGTAGCCACCGGCGATTTTATCTCTATACTTTTTGGCGGCAAAACTAAAGACGGTTATAGCCTTAAAGATGCTTTAGATATTGTATTTACCGGCGGTGTTAAAGGTTTTGGTAATCGATCCTTATCAGCTAGTAATCCCGATACACAAAGAGCAGATGCAGCGGCAGCGGCTAAGGCGGCAGCCGAAGCGGCTAAACGTGAAAAAGAGCGCCTAGCCCTACTAAAAAAGCAAGCACTCTTAGAGAAAAATAAACTTTCGTTATCTAAGGCAGCGGCCGTATTTGATACTAACCGCATCTCTATAGCGGCAGCTTTACGCGCTACCTACGACAAAGAGACGATCCTACGCCTTGAGGCTTTACAGGCTATCGAGGAGGATAACGGCGAGTTAGCTCTAAAGAAAATTAACGAGCTCGCAGCCCTGCAAAAAAATGCAGACATGGCCAAATTAGCCGGTATTACAAAGGTCAGCGAGGCAACTCTTTCAGCTCTTAATACTCAGTTACTTACAGAGTTAGCGGCTATTGATAAATCTAAGATGGCCGAAAAAGATAAAGAGGCCGCCCGAGATATTGCCTTTGCTAAATATAATGCAGCTATTACCGCAGCCGGTGACTTAGCCGCTAAGGAAAGTTATAGCGAGCGCGTACAGATCCAACTAACCGAGATCGCTAAACTCGCATCTCTAAGCAAAACTACTAATGCAGGTTTAACGCTTACAAAGCTCCGCGAGTCTGAGGAGTTAAGCATGATCGACCGCGTGGCAGCGGCGCAAAAAAAGGCCGACGAGGCGCGACTCAAAGCACTACAAGATTACATAGCACTACTCGGCAAAGTCGGTACAGGCGGTAACACCGGAGGGCTTACCTCTAGCGGCGTGGGCTCACTTATCCCGGCTACTACGGTCGTCGATACCGTAGGCAAAATGGCCGAGGCTACTAAGGGACTAAAAAAAGATGTAAATATTTTTGACCTTTTCCCTACTTTGACCGATACACAAAAGAGCGATTTAGGCGGATATAGCCCGACGATGAATTACGGCGGCGGTTACCCGGCTACTTATAATATTAAAATCGAGGCAGGTCTAGGAGATCCCGAGGCTATCGCTCGAGCGGTTGAGGATGTACTCAATCAATCAAGCTACCGAGGTACCTCAGTTAATCGAGGCTCCGGAGATTACTTAGTAGCATGAGTACATGGTTACCCGAGTGGCGTATAACGGTCGGTACTACCGTCTATACAAACGTGCTAAGCGTGACAATGGCAACGGGTCGCGATGATATCGATTTACAATGCAACGCCGGCTACGCTCGTATGGAAATCGTAAACGTAAATAATACGGCTTTTGATATCGACGTAACCGATGTATTAACCCTAGAGCTAAAGAATAGCTCCGGTACATATGTCCCGGTATTTGGCGGCGCGGTGTCAGATTTTGGCATTTCGGTACGATCTCCCGAGGAGGTCGGCTTTATAACTATCGGTAGCATTTTAGCCGTCGGATCTCTAGCTAAATTGACTAAAGCCCTTTTCCCGGATGCCTTGCCTAAAACCGAGGACGGCACTCAGATTTACGACATACTTAATGAGCTACTTATTAACTCATGGTTTGAGGTAGCTCCCGCTTTACAATGGTCTGCATATGACCCTACGACTACGTGGGCCGATGCAGAAAACGTAGGACTCGGCGAGATTGATCAGCCTGGTCTATACGAGATGATTAGCCGAGCAGCCGATCCGGCTAACAGTTATAACCTCTGCGCTCAAATTGCACAAAGCGCACTAGGACAAATTTACGAGGATAAGGCCGGGCGCGTATGTTATGCCGATGCCGACCATCGTACGACTTACCTATCGACTAACGGCTATACGACTTTATCGGCTAACTACGCTACTCCATCTAGCGTTAAATCAATCGTACAAATAGGCAAGATCCGTAATTCCCTTGTATTTAATTATGGCAACAATTACGCCAATCAAGCTACGGCCCTCGATGCCGACTCCATCGCTAACTATGGCCGTTATCAGCGAGCGGTAAATAGTAACCTGCATAACCTAAGCGATGTAAATAACGTAATGGATCGTGAGCTAGGGCTACGTGCTATCCCTCGGGAGCAGCTACAGGCCATTACCTTTAGATTAGATAGCGGCGACCTACCCGATGCAGAGCGTAATAAGCTGATCAATGTATTTTTTGGCGAGCCTATTGTTATTAACGATCTCCCGATCAATATGTTTAACGGATCGTTTAACGGCTTTTTAGAGGGCTTTGCTATCCGGGCCACGCCTCAATTTGTGGACATAACGCTCACGCTGAGCCCTACAGATTTCTCATTAGTGGCGCCACAATGGGACACGGTTAGCCCGGCTAACCTAGTTTGGACGGGTGTAAACGCTACACTCATCTGGGAAAATGCTTTTGGAGGTTTGACATAATGGCAACAGTAACGCCTAATTTTAATTGGCCGGTACCTACATCGACCGACCTCGTGAAAGATGGAGCTACGGCGATCGAAGCCTTAGGCGACTCCATTGATGCGAGTTTGGTAGATCTTAAGGGCGGCACTACGGGACAGGTATTAAGCAAAAACTCTAATACCGATATGGATTTTGTTTGGGTAACAGATGCAGCCGGTGATATTACCGGAGTGACCGCCGGTACAGGTATCTCAGGCGGTGGCACGTCCGGCACCGTAACAGTTACTAACTCAATGGCCACGGCTATCGATGCTAAAGGTGATTTAGTACCCGGGACAGGTGCCGACACTTTTGCACGTTTGGCGGTCGGAGCTAATGGCACCGTTTTAACGGCAGACTCGGCGGAGGCAACCGGCTTAAAATGGGCCACGGCCGGAGGCGGCGGTAAAGTTTTACAAGTGGTATCAACTACTTACTCAACACAAACTACGACAACATCCACGAGTTTTACTGATACAGGTTTAAGCCTAAGCATTACTCCAACCTCTGCAACCTCTAAAATTCTTGTAATTGCTAATCTGCCATACAATGTGGAACGCACTAGCAGCATCTATGCTTTTGGTAATTTTAATATTATGCGCGGTGCTACACAGGTTTGGGCTGGTAATAGTCAACTTATGGGCGGCGAGTTTGGTGGCGCAACTTATGTTGTTTTTGGCACTAACGCCTCTATGCATTACTTAGATAGCCCCTCAACAACGTCGGCAACGACTTACAAGATACAAATGCAAAATGGTGGTACAAGTCAAACAATGAGAGCGCAAGCGGCCTCAGGTACGTCGGTATTAACACTTTTAGAAATTGGTGCATAATGAACGATAAGTATTTAGTCAGAGCAATTAAATCATTACGCGTAGGATCAGAGTTTACAATTAGCGACGGCGATTACTCAACTATTAAATGGGACGTGCTCGAGGGAAATGCGCCAACGGTAGCCGAGATTGATGCAGAGATCGAAAAGATTAAAGCCGATGAAGCCGCAGCGATGGTAAAAGCCGAAAACGATAAAGCTGCACTTTTGGCAAAATTAGGTATTACCGCGGATGAGGCTAAGTTACTACTATCGTGATGCTAAAAAGTTATAACGGTTATCCTGCATCTAAAGATGCGGACGAGATAAAAATAAAATCCTACCCCGTAAAGGGTACGGACCGTAAGCTTAGGTGCGCTGAGAGTGTTGGGCCTCTCTTAGCCGCCTTTGCTGCGGAATTTCACGAGTTAATAGAGCCGATCGATGAGGGTACGTTTGACGATTGGGGCTACGCCTTTCGTATGGTGCGCGGATCTACTGATCGCTTATCGTGTCACTCATCCGGGACGGCTATTGATCTCAATGCTACAAAGCATCCACTAGGCAAGGCCGGCACTTTTCCGGCTGAAAAGATCCCAATGCTTAGAGCTCTAGCTAAAAAATACGGCCTCAAGTGGGGCGGCGACTTTAAGAGCAGGCCGGACGATATGCACTTTGAGGTAGAGATATCGGCAAGCAAGGCTAAAGCCTTAATCGCTAGTTTAGGTTTATAGTTAGATAAATCCTTAAGGGCACTAAGGAGCAACAAATGAAAGAGCAAGCAATAGCGGCGGCAAAATCATACGGTCGAGCATCCCTCGCATCCGTAGCGGCTTT